CACCGAGAATGCGACCACCCCAACCACTAGAGGGATCGTAAACCACAATTCTATCTTGTCCTGTAATGTGCTTAGTGAATTTTTCATATAAGAATTTTGCAGTTAATGGAGGAAAGTTTACGGCATACTGACACCACGAAACACGAAATGCTTTTAGTCCCAAAGGAAAAAGTTTCTGTCCGTATTTATAGTAACGAATGCGATACTTCGATTGCTTTGCTTGAATGTTCTTTGTTGTAGTCTCTGCACACTTGCTGAGATCAGATATCTCAAGATACTTGGCACTCTTTAGTTCTTCATTGTAGCCAGTGTATTCGTCTTCTTCATCTCTTGATTCGATCCAGTAGTCATATCCATACTCACGCAGGTTGTTTGATTCGAACCACTCAACAAACTCATCTCCAGTTTTAAACTTCCGCTTGTGGGATCCAATCTGCACAACTTCACCGACTTTGATTGTACTAGAGTAGTGATAAAACGAATCACGCTTGTAATGTCTTCTTGCATATTTAAGTGTCTTTTCTAAAAGGTCATCACGAACAAAATGGTCATAGATTGAAAGCCCGTCATCGTTCTTGGTATAGTTGATGCGAGTTTTCATCATAGTAGGAAACCATTGATTAGCGGCATTGCCTACTACGCTTGTGTTACGAATTACATCTTTCTCGCCTGTGAGTTCATCAATTTGTTCAAACTCATGTACAGGAAAGCCATACATCTCTCTAAACTGTTTTCGAATATCGTCTTCATCCCAACCGACTCTTGGAGGTTGACCAAGTTCATCCCACGCATACACAACCGCTTTGCGTAGATCAATAAACCATTGTCTGAATTCATCATCATTCATCCATTGAATTTGTTCAAATGTCTTGTTCGTTTCGTGATTGAGTAACCAATCATTGCGTTCATAAAAATGTTTTGTCATGTTAATTTACACCTAAATAAAATACTATGCCTATAAACATAAGGAATTAAAGGGGCTCTTGCTTTGTGTAAAATGTTTCCATCAAAGTATAATACTCTTCCAGGAACATATTCAATTAATTTTGAATCAGTCGCATTTTCATTTTCTAAATACTCAAATTCTCCGCCCCATTCTTTCTCCCAATAAGAGGTAGTGTATATCATTACACTTTTTATATTTCCATCACGATGATAACTTCCTTCCATTGACATAACTTGCATGTTTGTGTGAATACTGATCAATTCAAAATTTTTTTTAATGACATTATTAGCAATGTGGGTAAATGCTTCCATAAAAATTATTGGACATTTACTTTCGTAAATATATTTACCTTTTTTTTCAAAAATGACATTCCCTAAAATGTTGTGTGTGCCTTGAGTTCCATACGGAAAAGTTTTTCTGTTTGCTATATTATTTGGAAAATTAGGAATTTTTTCCGCCTCTTCATTTAACTCTAAAATATATTTTCTATCGAAAACATTATCAAAAATTTCTAAAGAATAATTTTTCATAATATTAATGTCTTTAAAACTCCGTATGTGATACCTACTATCGTTATACCTATTATCAATGCCGACATGAGCAATATTCCAAGTATTGTCATCCAAGAAATGTAGAGTAAAAGTTTAGTCAATCTTTCTAACATCTACGCCACACTTATTTAGGAATTCTATACCACTATTGTCACGATAGTCTTCGCCATAGAAAACTTTTTTGATACCAGATTGATAGATCATTTTAGCACACTCTATGCATGGACTGCAAGTAATAAACACACTTGCACCATCACCGCTTTCAGATGACTTGGCAAGTTTAGCAATGGCATTTGATTCTGCGTGGAGAACTTCTGGTTTGGTGATTAGTGCTTTACCACCATAATTATCGTATATGGCATCTTCACATGTATTATCCCAACCTGCTGGCATACCATTGTACCCAATAGAGATGATGCGATCATCTTTGACAATGACCGCACCAACTTTCTTTCTGACTGCACTACTATGCTCGGCAAATAATCTAGCAGTTTTCATGTAAGTGCCGAGGTATTTTTCTTTAATCATCCCAACCTTCTGTTTGTAAAAACCTTTTCTCTTGGATTGTCTTTTCTTTAAAAGTCTTTCTAGGATTTGAACACATGATACATTTAGGATCACCGCAGTTTAACGCATGATGTTTTACATATCGATGCGGCTCTTCGATTGGTACACCAGCCGCCTTTGCAATTTTCATTTGCTTACGAATTGCATGTTCATCACCAAGAATTCTCTTACCACGCTTTTCTTTATCGATCTCATTGCTCATTTTATTCTCCTTTAGTTAAGCAATTAACTTAAGCGACATTCCAGATTAAGGCTCCTTTCTTTCCATTTGCTTTGACAAATTCCCATAACTTCGCATCATAATATTTTTCGCTAGGATATGGGGGCGCATACTGCTCTTCAATTGCTTGATCGTATTTGTATGGTGACCGCATTGTCTTTGCACGACCTTTCTCATAGTCACTCATCTTGTGACCAATCTCAACTGCAAACGCAGGCACATCAGGAAATGCTAATTGCAATCCACGATTGAGTGTGCCGCTTGATGCGACTGTCCAAATCTCTGTTGGTTTTACTTTGAGGGATCGTGCTACTTTGATGATAGAACCTAAGACTGTTGGGTGTTCAAGACCAAGTGGCAATACTCTACGATTGACTGTATCTTCTTCGTAGTAGTTTCTTGCTTTTGCTTTTGTTACATTCAACATGCCATTCGCTACCCAATGAATTGTTCCACCCATGTCTAAGACTTTTTGTTGATGCCAGGTTGGCTCTTTACGCTTAGCCATGAAAAATGTTGCTCTCTTTCCGTATTTATTACAAACATATGTCAAAGAGATAGGTCCCCAACCAACTTTATTTGCACCACCAAAGACCCACTCATCACCTTCTGTGCTTATCAGATAGTCAATGAATCTTGCTTTACTGCCATAGCCGAGTTTGTCATCACGAACAACACGAAAACCTTCGTACTCTTCTATGACTGGTGGTGGATAAGGGTCTTCCCATCCTTTAATTGTATCAAGATATTCTTCAGGAGACAAGAGATTCATGCAAGTTTTCCTCCACTCGTACATCAATTACCAAATGTATGCGTTCTTCATTACCACCATTGATTGCTTGGTGTGCCTTTCGTGTATCAAGAAACCATACATCACCTTCTCTCATATGCACTTTCTCAGGTTCGCCTTTTGTGTCCCATACTGTAAAGATCACATCAGGATTTGTTTTGATAGGCAAATGAATTCGTGCTAACTTACCCAATGCACCGCCAGAATCAGGATCAACTTGATCGGTGTGTCTTTCAAGTTCACCACCACCTGGCTTCAATCGCATGAATCGCACACGATGAATTTGATTGCCAAGTGTGCTACAGTATTGTTTGATTTCAGGAAACAATTTGTACAATGATGTGTCTTGCAATTCAAAGAGTGTATCGCTATTGTCTTCTTGCCACTTCTTACTCATCTCAATTGGCTTCGTGATGAATGATGGGTCTTCAGTATAACCTCTGAGTGACAATGCTGACCACGATTTGTCTTTGTTGTAATTGCTATAGTGATTTGTAAACTCAGGCAATATCTCAAGTTTCTCACGAATAGATTTAATCAGATTCATGCTTACAGTACCAATCTGCTTGATGCTTAGATACTCAGCATGGTCTACTTTAGGAAACTGTCGTGGTGAACCTCTGTAATAGATTGCATAAATTTCACCATAGGTTGTAATCTTAGGACCAACATAACAGAACCCGCACTCTTCTGCTAATTTGCAATGATCATCATTTTCTGCCCACACATACAACCAAACATCTCTCTTAGGTGCAAGCCCCTCAAACTTTGTCATTGGCTCTAAGCATTTTTTGAGCGTATTCAAATTTCCTGATAACTTGCCTACAGTCATATCACCTTTTTCTTTTCTTGCGATAACTGTGTCGCCATGCATGGTGATGTTTGAACCTGCTTTCGATTCAATTACTTCTAGTCTTGCATCATCAAGAAGAATCAATGTTTCTTTGTGCAATGCTTCTGCAATGTTGTTCTTCTTAAATTGTGCGAATGGTGATAGTGTGTATGCATTATAGTCTGAATACTTTGCTTCAATCTCTTTGAGATAGTCTAACTCATATCCATGTTGCCAGTCTTTCATTTTTGTACTTTCTTAACTTTGCGTTGAAGAATCATTCTTTTTCTTTTTGCTCTTTGTGTTTCAAACTGAGATGCCTTTTGCGTAAAGACTTTGCCTTCCATGTGATCATACTCATGCAATGCAACCCTCGCAGTCAATCCAATAAATGTTTCTGTTACTGTTTCACCATTCTCATTTTGAAAACGAACACGGCATCGATCTGGTCGCTTTACACTCAAATAGAGTAATGGATAACTTAAGCATCCTTCTTTCGCTAGAATCTCATTGTCTGATACATCGACAATTCTTGGATTGAACAATGTCAATGGTGGTTCGCTACGCATCGTAAACACACGATATGGTACACCAACTTGATTTGCTGATAAGCCAAGACCATCATTCTTTAGCATGGTACTATATAGGCTTTCTGCAAGTTCTTTTGGATCGTACGGTGGGTTCTCAAAGTCAAACTCTTGGCATGGCTCAAGTAACATTAGAGAATCTTCAGGTATAAGTTTAAATTCTATCATTGGTTTCTTCCTATATTAAAGGCAATAGAAATACGATCTTCATTAGTCACATTTGTTTCTACATAATGCATAATTTCAGACGGGAAAAAAATTAATGCATTTTTTCTTGGAGTAAATGCCCATCGGCTTGAACTGTACTCATCTAACTCTTTAACTTTTGGTATAAACATTTCATGATATATGTTTGGATGTATGAAAATTAAATCGCCAGAATCTTTAGGATATTTAACATAATAAACTCCAGAAAAAAAAGATTGTGGATGAGTATGTGGTTTGTTGTGGCCACCATTATTATTAACATTGATCCACATGTTTAATAATTTTAAATCTTCAACAATTTTAAATCTTAAACTGAGTTCACTCACCGATTCTTTAATTTTTTCTATAAGAGGATGTAAGGCAACATTACTGTTATCGAATATTGTAATATCTGGACTTTGCCAACCACTAACATTACTTCTATTTACTGAAGCGGTTGTAGATTTCAAATTATAAACAAATTTTTCAATATTACTTGTGTCTAAAGATAGATCATCCCAACATAAAAAATTATAAAATATTTTTTTAAAATTCATTTTATCATCCTCGAAAAATTATTTACCTTTTCAAAACGAACAACATTTCTAAACTTGTCTTGCAGTATGTCACCCTTGTGTGAGATGACAAATAGATTTGTGTGTTCAAGCAAGTTCAGAATCTTCATCAAGTCTTCAGTTCCATTTGCATCAAGTGACGAATCAAAAATCTCATCAAGTATCAAAATATTTGTGTTAGTAGAATTTTTCATCTTTGCTACGGCACGCCAAGTCAACATAAGTGCCATATCAATTCTTTGCTTCTCACCTTCACTAAACGATGCGTAACTAAAATCGTCACGGTGTCTAGACTTGATTGTTTCTTTGAATGATTCATCAAGATTAAAGTTCACAAAGAAGTCTAATGTGCTAAGATACTTATTCACCAACTTGTTGATGATTGGTAGATACTGTTTGACAATCTTTGTTTTGATACCAGTATCTTTCAGTAGTATCGATGCCGTGTCATAGTATGCTCTCTCATCGATAAGCACTCGTAAATCCTGCTTTAAGCCGTCTAAACACGCATTTATGCTAGTTAATTCTTTCTCTTCTTTTGCCGTGACTGTTGTAGATGTTTTGATGTGATTGATTGCTTCGTGCAATTTTTGCACATACTTATTCAATTCAGTAACAGTAGAAGTATCGCCAGCAATCTTTACCTGTAGTTTGTTGATTTGCTTTTGCACATCTGCAATCTCTGCCAACTTCAATTGTTCATCAGCGAGTTTCTTTTCTAACTCTTCTAATCCGTGTTTGCAACCGGCAACTTTAATTGAGAGGTTGTTAAGTTCTTCATCTTTAAATTCATCGGCAATGGCTTGCCTACAGGTTGGACAATTATCATTTTGTTGAAAGAAACTGATATCCTTTTGAAATTTGGATAGATTGCTTTCAATCTGCGATTCAAGTTTTGTAAGTTTCTTGACCTTACCCTCAACTGTAGTTTTGTTCTCAACAACCAATTGGAGTTCTGTGACCTTGGTACTCGCTTCTTCAATAGATGTGAGTAAGGTGGATATGGTATTGCCAGTACTCTGTATGTCTTGATCATGTTCTTTTACCTTGTCATCATTGTTCTGTTTCAGTTCATCAAGATGTTCTTTCATCATGTCATACTTTTGTTGCTGAAGATCAATCTCATATTTCTTTACTGAGATTTGTTCTTTAGTGATCTGCAACTTTTCTTTGACGATGCTATTCATGCGAGAGAAGATTTGAATGTCTAACAAGTCTTCAATGATTGCTCTACGGTCGCTTGCTGACAACTGCATGAATGGTGTGAATGAAGCACTACCAAGAATCACAATTTGCGTAAACGATTTGTAGTTAAGTTTGAGAATGAATTTCTCTAGATGTTCTTGATAGTCTTTGATTGCGGCATCTTGTGTAATCAATGTTTGACCACAACGAATCTCAAAGAGATTTGGTTTGATGCCACGGGTGACTTTGTATGACCTGCTACCAATGTCAAACTCAACTTCAACCACACAATCTTTTGCATTGATTGAATTGACTAACTGCCCTTTGTTGATGCTACGAAAAGGCTTACCAAACAGACAGAAACACAATGCATCAAGCATAGTAGACTTACCTGATCCATTTGAACCAACAATCAATGTTGATGTTTCAGTATCAAGGTTAATCTCTGTAAACAGATTGCCTGTGCTTAACAGATTCTTCCAACGAATTTTACGAAATAAAATCATTCAATATGCTCAGTCGATAGTGCTTCCAAATATAGTTCTTTCATCACAGTCTTAAGTTTATTAATTTTATCCGGTTCTATCTGTAAAGATTGTGAATCAATGTAATTGGATAGTATAGTTAATGTGTCTTCCGCTTGGTCAACAACTTCAAAAGTATTATTCGCCATCTCGCTAAAATCTTCCACGATGTTGATATCGATTGGATTAACTTTGTACAGATTGTCCACCAACTGATCAAAGATATGTGGATTTGATTTGTGCAAGACTACTATCTTTATATAGGCTTTCTCATACATGGAATAGTCTATAGTCTTCAATTGCTCCATTGTAAGTTTGCTATCGTCATACTTGATCTTATAGAACATACGATATGGATTATTAATAAACTCAAGTTCTTTCGTTTCGGTATCAAAGATGCCAAAACCTTTTTGATCTTTGTAGTCATTCCAAAATAGTTCGTATGGCGTGCCAAGATACATGACATTGCCTTGAGAAGATTTCATGTGATAGTGACCGCTATACACTTGATCATAGTTCTCTAGAAAATCATCTGAGTATCCTTCATGACTTGGCATACCAGGCCATAGTTGATAGCCAAGCAGTTCAAAGTGACCAACGCAATGTGACGATACGCTATTAGAAACAAACTCACGAATTTCTTTTTCGTTCTCTTGACATATCCATGGTATCATGTCAATATTCATACCATCAAGTTCAAGTGTGCCATGCTTAGACCATAGCGTAATGTTGTCATAGTCTTTCAGTAGAAGGTCAGGCGAATTGACTTCTAGACTGTGACGCCAAAAGATATCGTGATTGCCAATGAGTGCGTGAAGATGAATGCCTTTTTCTTTCAGTACATCAAAGAAGTACCGTCTGCTTTCAAAGAGCGAAAGAAAGTTCATATACTTTCGGCGATCAAAAAGATCACCTAGTTGTATAACAACCTTGATATCATGCTCTTCTAAGTATGGAAAGAAAATGTTGCTATAAAACTTCTCATAGAATTCATGAAAGTGCTTTGCGTCATTTCTTACACCGAAGTGCGTATCACCGAGTAAACATATTTTCATTCTTAGTCTTGTTTGTTTTCCAATTATTCTTTACCGTCTCTTGGCGAGAGTTGTCCTTGATAACCTTGTCAATTATAGCATGGATGTTCTTCAAATGCAAGAGCGAAGTTTCTTTCAAATCGTATGGCGATTTCTTGTTTTGTACCACTTTGATCCATTGCTCAAGTTGCACTGGTAATGGTGTCTGCATCATCTATCTCCTCTTTCTTTTTCTTCCTAGCGTTTGTTTTCTTACGCTTGGTATCTTCAAATGTTTCGATGAAGTCTTTAATGAATTCATCTTGGTATGATTCGTGCATCATGCCTTGCATCTGTGAGGTAATAATTTCTTCACCGTTGTTGGCAATGAGTGCATTGACAATTTCATTCTGCATACTCTTGTACTTGATGTACATGTGTTTCTTTTCCTTTTGTATTCTGCGAAGGAAGGCATAGTAAATGATCTGTGTAAAGTAGGCAAAAGGATTCTTTGACTTCTCTGGATCAAAGTTATCTATGTATAGCAAACAGTTCTCTACACCATCGGAAATCATATCGTCTTTAAAAGTGTAGTTGGCGAAGTTTGGCTTTCGTGCCAAGTGTGTGGCGATCTTAAAAAGGCAAGTGCCGATGTACTCAGGCACCCTTGGTCTGATAGCGTTTGCTTGCTCTGCCTCTTTCACGCTTTTACGGTAGGTGATCATCTCATTCAAAAATTGTTCGTTGTTTACATAATGATTGCCCATAATTTTTCCTTTTTAATGTTGACAAACTCTTGACATGTGTGTAGAATCAGCGTGTAGCCTTTCAATGCATAGTCTTAGGATTAATGTTCTTAAGTAACTCAGACATGATTTCGTTCAGTTCAGTAATTTCATCCTCTTCAATTTCTTCTCTAGCAGAAGGCTCTGTAATTAATTCACCATAATTCTTCAGCATCAACTGTGTTGGTTCAGCACAACATACAATCGATGTTTTGTATACACGAATAGGAAACTTGTAATCAAAACTTGGATCCCATTTCAATACTGACATGTTCATTTTACTTTCCTGTGGGTTAACCAAAACTATTATCTTAAGAGGTGTTTCAACATCAATGTATGATGGAGTTTCTTTCGAAATATTTCCAATGATTGTTTCACCATTTGACAATTTCAACACCTTGCATATTTTTGTATCTTGTTGTTCTTGGTGCATGTTAGTCCTTTAGATTGATGGTGTAAATTTTGTAGTCAAACTTCTCATCATTGTAAATTTTCATTCTCTCTATAAAATGGTCTAGCGTAAAGTTCTTTCTACTCTTGTGCGTCATATCGTCTGCAATGTCAAACAATGTCGCCTTGTCTTTGTTTTCTCCTAGTCTAAGTACTCTACCAATTGACTGTAATGTACGAATCTTACTCTTACTCGGTGAAGCAAACACAATATTGTGTAAGTGTCTTATATTTATACCTGTAGAGAATGTCCCGTAAGAAGCAATGATGATTGCATTTTGTTCTTTCTCTGTTATCTCTCTTACAAGTTCTCTCTCTTCTGCTTCTACTCCACCATGCACAAAAAACACTTGACGATCACCTGCTCTATCTTTTATCATATTGTATAGAGGTTCGCCGTGCTTATGTACAAACTGATAAAGTACAAGTGTATTCTGTTTTAGGGAAATAGTCAAGTTGGTAATAAACTTATTCCGTGCTGGCGATGATACCAGATAATCTATTTCCTCTTGATACTTATACTTCTTTACCTCTGAACATGCCTCTTCATTGTGTTTCAATACAAGTGCTTTGATTTTCAGATTTGCAAGATTACTTTTATCCATCAACTCTTTTGTTGTGGTGACTTGCTTGACTGCACCAAACAAGCCTTCAAGTACCAATCGATGTGTCTGTGTGCCATCAAGTGTACCTGTCATGCCAAAACGATAAGCGCAGTCTGTAAGATTCGTCATGATCTTTGTAAGCGACTGTGCTTTAAACAAGTGTGCTTCATCACCAATGATAAGATCGTATTGTGAGAACCAATCTTTGGGTAACTTGTATATACTCTGCCAAGTAGAAATTACAATGGGCTTCTTTGTAACTTTATCTGAACCACCTGTGATTGTATGACAGAATGTATCACTATCGAAACCATAGTCTTTGAAGTCTTTGTACATCTGCGACACCAAAGAGATTGTTGGTACAATAATGAGTGTCTTGCATTTTAAATATCGCACAATGAGATATGCAATGAGTGACTTGCCTGATGCAGTTGGTGAGAGTAGTAAACCACGCTGATTACGAATTGCATGAACAAACGCTTTCATCTGATAGTCTCTCGGTTCAAAAGGCAGATTGAGTTTTTTTACAAACTCTTCTGCTTCAACTAACGAGAAATTCTCAGTAGTTCGTAACTCATAGTCAACATCAAGTTCGTAGTCACGCTCTTTACAAAACTTCTCAATGTAATGTAGCAAACCACCATAGATGTTATGTGTTTGTCTATCGAATAGGCGAATCTTTCCATCCCACACCTTGTTGCGAAATGCGGGCATGAATTTATATCCTGGTACATAAAAGGTAAAGTACTCTGAGAGTTCCATTGCTTCACCTGCTTCACAATGAACCTTAATGTACACATCATTAACTTTTGATATTCTAAGCGACACCTTGTGTAAACTTCTTCCAGTCAATTGCGTTTTTGATTTGAAAGTTTCTCTGATTGAGATTTTTGATCACCTCTTCAAGAAACGCTAGTTTCTCTTTTTGCATAACAATCTTCATGTTCTTTTGAATAATGTCTTTGTCTGATTCTAAGTACATATCAATTTCATGCTTCATTAATCTTTTGAGAAAAGGTTCCCAACCAAGTTCATTGAGTTCCTCTTCAGACATTTTACCATTATAGTACTCATACTTTTGAAGAAAAAGTTCTTTCGACTGAAACTCTGTTGCTTTCAGTATGCGTCTTTCATCAAAGTAGTATTTGAGATACTTACTATGTAGTTCCGGAATTTTTGCTGATTCTAAACCTAGTTCAGTTGAATCAATCGATGCGTCTTTACGCCATTCTTCCATCAGTTGATCTAAAGTCATACCACCTCTCCATATGGATCCAATTACATAACATCATAACAGAAAAGACTTTATTTGTCAAGCAGTAAGCGTATAATAATCGTATAAAAATACTGCGGAAGAGGTAAGAAACTCTTGCGATTCTGTGCTGGTAAATTGTAGACTACCAAGTTCAATTGGGAAAACATTTTTGAATGAGAATTTAAGATTCACATTGTTTGAGTTTGATTTGACTATGAGTACCGCATCACTCACCACACTATTTGATCTTCCTAATGCGGTAGTTAAATTGCCTAGTTTATCTTTGCTTGTTGGATTTCCCATTGTGGTAATCCATGAGTAGATATCTCTCCACGATTGCATATTTTCATCGACAATGTATGTCACACTCAATTGTTCAAAGGTAAGAATGTTACCTGGTGTATTGACTTGAACGAACGGAGTTTGTGTGGCTACACTATTCAATGTGATTGATGGAAGATTAATTGACTGTAAAAAGAATGTGGTGTTAGGCAATCTATCAAAAATAAGTTCGTACTTATTGTTTGATAAAAAACTTTTGTTGATTGATGTGGTATCTGACATGATATCTCCTCATTGTTCATACTATTTATAAACAAAAAAAGAGGGCACCGAAGTGCCCTCTCTGAAGTCCGATCTGTGTCGGCTCAATATTACATGAGGTTGTTAATTGCGATTCTACGATAGTAGATGTTCTTGTTCGCAAATGCAATTGTACCATTAGCGGCAGTTGTCGCAAATGGGTTAGCAACCATTCCGTAACGAGTTTTGAAACCGATCTTTGGCTGGAATGTATCCTGACCAACGGCACGAACCATTTGGAGAGGAACATATGGGCAGTAGAAAAGACCAGCGTCAAATGCTGAAGCACCTTTGTAACCCATTGTTGCGTAGTGTACGCCAGATGTTGCGGCGAAATATGGGTCGATGTAAACACGGATACGACCGTTAAGAACACCAGCAAATGTGTTACCTGTGTCATCAACTTGAAGGTTGTTTGCGAGAGCAGGAGTGTAATCAAGTACACCAGCCATCTGAAGAGCAGAAGCCACATCTGATGAACAGATGAGGATGTTACCTTTACCTCTACGAGTTGCTTTTGCAATCGCATTGGATTCTCTTTCGAGTTGGAACATCAAGCCCTTGAATTTCTCAACTGACCAACGACCATTTGCGTCAACATCAAGGTCGAATGTACCAGCAGTCGCAACATTTTCTTGTGCGCCGATAGTAGCAGTTTGGTTGATTGTACGAACAACTTCACGATTGATCTCAGCAAGGATTTCAGTTGTGAGGATGTTAGCAAGTTCTTGTTCAGCGTCAAGACCATGAACAGCCTTAAGGTCTTGTGCAAGTTCCATTGTGTATTCTGCTTTTAGCGCACGGCTCTTAGCAACAACAGAAATCTTCTCAATTGAGAAAGCCATTTCGTTGAAGTTGTTACCAGCAGTACCGTCACCAAGTGCTTCGGCTTGTGCAGTAGTCATACCACCACCGAATGTGTACTCTGTACCACCTGATAGATCAGCAGGAGAAGAACCTGTCTGAAGTGTACCAATTGTGTTACCTGAGTTGGTACCAGAGAATGTTGTATTTGCTTCGTTAAACAATGCTTCAGTACCAGTCTGATTCTGACCAGCAACAGCGTAGCGTGAACGCATTGCAAAGATAAGACCAGTTGGACCGCTCATTGGCTGAACGCCGCAGATATCATAAGCGATTAGGTTTGGAGCCGAACGGCGAACAAGAGAGATAAGAACTGGATCATAGATATCGATCTGACCATCACCAGCAGTTGAAGAAGAGGCGCCAAAGTTGTTTGTTGGTGCGGCTTCAGAAAGAAGTGATTGTGGGTTACGATAACCAGCGGACTCGCCAGTGCGGCAATCAATTTCTTGGTTCTCAAGAAGTTGTGCAACAACCGCTCTCTTGTGAGAGTCTTTAATTGGGGCTAGTTCAGGATGATCAAGAACTGGTGCCCATTTTTTAATTAATGCGTCTGACATATGTTTTCTCCTTTGAGTATAAGATTAACTCTGTTGTTATTTATAATTTTTTATCTTTTGACTATCTTAGAGAGGTTAGTCACATACTTTTCCATGACTGGACTGTATGATTCTTCGATAGTAGATGCATCAGAATCTAAACCAACATTCTTTACTTCTTGCTTTTTATCTTCCTGAACAGTTTCAAAGTACTTTTTCTTTGTGAGAGAAAGTTTCTCTTTGTAGTCTTCTTCAGAAATGAATTCGATGTTTTCAGCAAGAGATTTGAGTTTCTCAACTTGCACTTCAGTTAGCCCTTCAGTAACTTCGGCAACGATTACTTCTTTCTTGTAGCCGTTCAACTGGTCAACTAATTCAGCATTCTCTTGAATTTTTTTGTCAAGGTCTTGCTCTGCTTTTACAAGTTTTTCGCCCATATCAGAAACTAGATCAACTTTATCTTCAGGAATGTCGATATAGTTCTCTACAAAAAGATTCTTGATTCCTACCATGAAATCTTCAGCAATTTCTGCCTTGAGATTGTTTTGAATAGCAACTTCGTTTTCTTTTTGCCACTCAGCAACAACATAGTCAAGATACTCATCAACCTTGTCTACCAAGCCTGAAGCAAATTCGTTTTGCGCTTCTTCCAATTTTTGTGCGTATTGCTCTTCAAGTGTAGCGACTTGCTCTTCTACTCTTACGGCAACTGCGGCTTCAAAAATTGCTTGTGCATTCTTTTTGAATTCTTCTGAGAGATTTTCTCCAGAGAAAATAGCGTCAATGTCTTCTTTCATTTTCGCATGTTTTTTCTCTTTCATTTCTTTCTCATCTTCGTCATCATCTTCGTCTTCGTCCTCATCTTCTTCGCTATCTTTCATCTTACCTTTTTTCTTTTCGATAGCGGCTTTGAGAGCAGGTGGAAGTTCACCTTCTTCTAACTTCTCATCTTCTAGGTCAACTTCTTGATCCTTAATTTCTTCTGCCATGATGCGTTCTCCTTTTGATTAATAAGGTTTTGCTTGATATATTTATATAACTATTTATAGTTTATTGATAAAATTCTCAA